GGTCACAACTTCGCGGTTTTGGGGTTTGTGGTGGGGTTTTGGGTTGATTGGCGGGGTTGGTGAGGGGTTCGGCGGCGGTGGTGGGTGGTTTGGCCGGGGGGCGCTGCGGCGGCGGGCGGGGGGTTGGGTGCGGGTGGTAGACCCTTACAGACTGGTTTGGTTTGTGGTCGGGGCACGCGTGCGGCGGCTGCGCCTTCTTGCGGGTCCGGGCACGCGATGATCCGCACCTCTACGGTGGGTTCAGTCGAAAATAGTGTGCGCATATTTGTGCGCACAATTGTGCGCACACTTAGTTTGCTCACGTTTGGATGTAAGAGATAGCGCGTGATCGCGTGCAGAGGATTTTGTGGAGAACGTTGGTCGCTTGACAGCGCGGGGGCGGTGTGGGATACTTCGCGTGCTGGGATCACGACCCCGGCAGAGGGCCTTATGCGCGAAACCAACATCCTGGGCTGAGCGGCGTCGGCGGGCGTAGCCCGCGTGATGGCGTTTGCGTGCTTTGTCTATCGTGCTGCGTTGAGCGGTGGCGAGGGCGGGGTGAGGGCGGCGGGGGGGCGGGGGTAGGCCTGGGTGTGTGGTTGAAGCGGTTTGGCGGCGGTCGTGAGCGACACTGTTGTTGGGGTTGGCGGCGGTCAGGGTGGTGGGGCCGGTGGTGATGGCGGAGCTGGCGGCGGCGGTGGGGCTGGCGAGGGCGGTGCGGGCGGTGGTGCATTTCAAGCGTGTTCGATGTGCTCGGCTCGGCCTGGCCGGGTGACGCCGACGGCGATTGCGTGCCGTCGCTGTGAGCTTGCACGCACGCTGGCGGTGCTGCACTCGCTGATGCTTTATCGCGTGCAGGCCGCGCTGGCGGAGGCGGCGAGGGAAGGAGGGGTGGCGGTTGATGCGATGACGCCGGCGGAGGTTCGGCGGGTTGTTGTTGATGTCGAGGCGGAGGTGGCGCGGCATCTGCTGGCGAAGGTGCGGGCGGCGGTGGTGGCGCCGGAGTTTGCGGCGGCCCTGGGGGGCGAGCTGGGGCTCGCGGAGACGGCCTCGGTGGGGGGCGTGAACCGCGACATTGCCGAGGCGGTGCGGCGTGGGCTGGGGGTGGGGTATGCGGCCGACGCCGCGCTGCTGGCGTGGTCGGAGTCGCGGTTCATCACGGGCGGGCGTGAGACGAATCTCAGCATCGGCGGCGAGCGTGTGGAGGTGACGGCCTGCACGGTGTCGCTGGACGGCGAGCCGGGCCCGGCGTGGTCGGACGCCGAGACGGCGGTTCGGGTTGGGCCCTTCCGGGTCTGCTGGCGGCTGACGGGTGCGGGGCTGACGCGTGGCGAGCGGGCGATGGAGCGTCGCGATGGGAAGCGGTGGTGGCGGGCGCTGGCGAAGTCGAGGACGTTTGATCGTGAGGCGGCGGCGCGGATCGCGTGCGACAACGAGCGGGCGGTGTGCCGCGCGATGCTGCACGGGGTCTGCGACGCGCGGGGCGTGCTGGTCTATGGGCCGGGTGTGGAGTCGGAGATCGGCTCGGCGGTGTTCATTGAGCCGAGCGCGGCGGAGTTGAAGCCGCGGGTGATCGGGGGTGGGAAGTGACGATCGACGCGAACCAGTTCAAGACCGGGGCGCTGGCGGTGTGGCATCATCTGCCGCGTGGTGGGTATGGGTACATCCACGTGGTGCCGTGCGTGGTCGTTCGTTGCACGGGCAAGCGGGTGCGGATCGCGGTTCGGAAGACCGACGGCTTTGTTGTTGAGCGGAGCGTGAAGGCTGAGTCGCTGTCTTCGGTCGAAGGCGATGCCAACCGGGCGATGGCCGAGCGGGTCCGCGAGTCGCTGAAGCTGCGGCTGACCAAAGGGGGTGCCTCATGCTCACGAACCTGACCAAAACCCAGCGTGCGGTGCTGGTGTGTGTGGTGGAGCGTCATGCTGGCGGGTGGCTGCCGAGCGAGGTTTTGTTCAAGTACGTGCCGCGTGGGCGCGTTCCTTCCTATCAACTTCGGTTGTTTGGGATGTTGTTCTTTCGAAGGCGTGGAGAGAAGCGTTCGTGGAAGCCTACACGGCTGGGGATTCTGGTCTATCGCGGGATCAAGGCTGAAGGGGGTGCCTTGTGACGATCCGCGAGCGGATTGATGGCTTTTTGAAGGCCCTCTTTGAGATGGGGCCGCGGTATGGCCTTGACCGCGTCGCTGGTGATGTGGTCGGGAAGTTGGCCGTTGAGCACGGCCTGACGAAAGACGTGGCCTTGATTGAGTTCACCGACGCGTGCCTGCGGGTGTACGTGGACAACTGGCCTTTCGGGCTGAGCGCGGAGCAGTATCGGCAGCAAAGCTCTGCCCGGTTTGGGCGCGTGAAGATCTGGGCGGCGGTGATCCGGTTTATGGACGAATCGGAGTCGTCGCCCCGCACGGGCGGGACGGGTCAAGCGAAAAGCACGGAGGTGGCGGATGGGTGATGGTGATCGCAACGGGGTTGTGGAGACGTGGACGGGGTGCTACGGCGAGCGGTGGGACAGCGGGCTGTGCCGGGAAGCGCGCGAGCATCCGGCGAAGCTCTCGCCGCAGCTCATCCGGCGGGTGCTCGAGGAGGGCCTCGTGCGTGGCTGGTGGAGCGTTGGGCAGACCATCGGCGATCCGTTCGGCGGTGTGGGCTCGACGGGCGTCTTCTGCCCGCCGCGCGGGTTGAGGTTTGAGGGGATGGAGATCGAGCCGCGGTTTGTGCACGCGGCGAAGAAGACCTGGAACAGCTACCGGCGGGCGTGGTCGCTGTGCCGGGGTTGGCCGGGGACGCAGCCGACGATGCACCTGGGCGACAGCACGCGGCGGTTCGGCTTGCTGCGTGTTGACGCGGTCTTCACCTCGCCGCCCTTCGGCGAGACGGGGAAGCCGCCGCGCGACTATGCCGCCAGCGGGATGCCGCGCACGGCGATGCACTTTGCCGACGCGGACTATGGCCGGACGGAGGGGAACCTGGGCGCGGAGAAGGACGGGGCCTTCTGGCCGCTGATGGGGCGGATCTACGCGGCGGTGAACGCGGCCCTGCCCATCGGCGGCGTGGCGGTGGTGCACACCAAGGACCACGTGCGCGACGGGCGCGTGGTGGCGGTGCACGAGCGGCACCGCGAGCTGCTGCGTGCGGCGGGGTTCACCATCGTGCGCCGCGTGATGCTCATGCAGCGGGATGAGTGGCAGGAGAAGACGCTCTTCGGCGGCGAGGTGGTGTGCGTGCGCGAGTACAAGGGGATGTTCCGTCGCATGGCGGAGGCGAAGGGAACGCCGAGAATCGACCACGAGGATCTGTGCGTGGCGGTGAAGGCGGAGGATGTGCCGTGGGAAGGGGGTCAAGCGTGAATCGTCAGCTCATGCAGCTTGCGCGTGATGAGGCGGTGGTGGACCTGTTCTGTGGCGGGGGCGGGTGGACGGCGCTCTGCGGCGACGCGGGGATTGTGCCCGACGTGGCGGTGAACCATGACGCTACGGCCATCGCCTATCACACGAAGAACAACCCCGCGTGCGTGCACGAGCAGGGGGACGCCTGGCAGGTCAAGCCGCTGGCGCTGCTGGCGTGGCTGAAGGAACGCGGGTTTGCCGGCGTGGGGCTGATGCTCGCCTCGGCGGCGTGCACGACGCACAGCCGGGCGCGTGGGTCGGCGCCGGTCTCGCCGCGCGTGCATCACCTGGGCTGGTGCATCGTGAAGTTCGCCCGCATCCTCTCGCCGCGGGTGCTGATGATCGAGAACGTCTGCGAGTGGCGGGAGTGGGGGCCGCTGATGGTCAAGCGGGACGAGCACGGCAGGCCCGTGCGCGACCCGCAGGGGCGGATCGTCAAGGTGCACGACCCGAAGCGGAAGGGGCAGCACTACCGCGCCTTCGTGCGGCGGATGAAGGGGCTGGGGTACACGGTTGAAGAGCGCGTGCTTGAGGCGTCGACGTTCGGCGCTGCCAGCAAGCGGAAGCGGTTGTTTCTGGTCCTGCGCCGCGATGGTGTTGCGGCGCGCTGGCCGGAGGATGTGCGAGATGACGGTTCGTGCGACTCGAAGCTACGGGGAGATTCGTCACGAGGCATTCGATCAAATGATTCGGCGGCTCGACGACAACATTTTGCAGATCGACGCCATGCTGCGAATCGAGGGGGAGCACGCGGTCAAGGGCAAAGAACGCTCTTCGATGATGCGGGCCAAAGCGGGGTTCGAGAAGGCGCGGGAGCTTGCGGAGAAGGCTTGCAGATCGGCAGACCCGAAGATGTGGCGGGTTTACGCACCAGCATGAGCCGTGGCCGAGCCTGCGACGTCATCGACTGGTCGGACCTCGGGCGGTCGCTCTTTGACCGGCCGAGGGCGCTTGCGCGGAAGACGCTCGGGCGGATCGCGGAAGGGGTCCGGCGGTTCGTCCTGAACGACGCCGATCCGTTCGTCCTGCGTGTGACGCACGGGGAGGGCTTTGGCTGGCAGGTCTCGGCGATCGGGGCTCCGCTGCCGACGCAGACGACCCGGCAAGACTTGGCGGTTTGCACGCCGGTGCTCGGCACGGTCGGCTATGGCGAGCGCGACGGCCAGGCGGCGCGTGTGCATTCAGTGCTCGATCCGCTGCGGTCGGTGGTGGCTGGCGGCGTGAAGGAGGGGCTTGCAACCCCGGTGCTGCACGTGGCACGCAACAACTGCGACGCGGCGAGCGTGGTGGGGCCGGTGGGGACCATCACCAGCGGCGGCACGCACCACGGGCTGACCACGCCCGTGCTGATCGAGTATTACGGCAACGGACGCCCGCACCGCGTGGATGATCGGCTCGGCACCGTGGTGACCAAGGACCGGCACGGGTTTGTTGCGCCGGTGATCGCACCGTGCGGCGGGCCGAAGCGGCAGCCCAGCCCGGTGAACCAGCCGATGAACACGCTGCTGGCTCGCGAGGACCGGGGCGTGGGCTCCGCGGTGATCGACGCGCACCCGCTGACGGCGGCGATGATCGAGCGTGGTCGCAAGTGTGCGGCGCTGCTCGTGGATCTGCTCGGGCGCGAGAACCTGACGCTGGACGCGGACGGCCTGGTCGTGGTGACGCTGCCGGACGGTGTGCCGCGCGTGATCGTCGATCTGCTCTTCCGGATGCTCAAGCCGCGCGAGCTGGCCCGGGCGATGGGGTTCAGCGAGGACTACATCCTGCCGCCCGTGCAACGGCACGCGGTGCGGCTGATCGGCAACGCGGTGTCGCCGATCGTGGGTCGGGCGCTGATCCTGGCGAACCTGCCGGGCGGGCGCAGTGGCCGGGGCGATGGTGATCGTGGGGCGAAGGGGCGAGAGGAGTGTGCGGCGTGAGCAAGAAGAAAACTACCATCAACCACACGATTGATCGCGGCGTGGCGTGCAAGCTCGAACACGTTTCGTCTTCCAAGGGCTGGCACAGGTACCGCGTGCTGGATGGCTCGTTCAAGGGTGCAATGCACGCGACGCGGAAGAAGCTGCATGGGGGCGAAGGACCGCCGAAGCCCCGCAACCAATGGTCCGTCGGCAAGGTCTATCACGCGAACGCGGGGGAGCTGCACGACGGCATCAGGCTGATGGGTGCCGATGGCAAGCCGTTCAAGCGTGCCGCGTCGGTCGTCATCATCCAGTCGCGTTACTTCGGCCAGATTTGCGAGGCGTGGCGGGAGTACACAAAGAAGGGGAAGAAGAAGTGAACATCAACGGAATCGAACGTGACCCGAGGCCCGTGTGGACCGAGCGGAGCGCCGGGGCGAAGCCGACCAAGTTGGAGCGCTATTCGTGGCTCTGCGAGGTGCAGACGGTCATCGACGGCACTGGCATGAGCGAGGAGCGGAAGTATTGGACCGAGGTTCTTCTGCATCGGATGTCCGTGTGCAACAACTCGGCAGAGTTAGCCGCGCAGGAGGCCGCCGAGGCGTGGTACGACGAAACCGACCAAAGCGGGGGGGAGTGTCGCGTCGTCTTCAAAGTGACCGCGTGGTCCGGCGAAGTGTGGACGGTCGAGATCGATTTGAAGTGGGAACTGAGATGCACGGGGCGCAAGGCCGCACGGGTGGAAGTCGAGCCCGCCCGCGTGCGGGATGGAGGTGGAGAGTGAGTGAGGGCGCACGAATCTTGGTCGGCGACTGCATCGAGATGATGAACACGCTGCCTGAGCGGTCGGTGCATTGCGCTGTCACCAGCCCGCCCTATTGGGGCTTGCGCGACTACGGCGTGGACGGGCAGATCGGGCTTGAAAAGTCGCCCGAGGCGTTCGTGGGAAAAATGGTTGCGGTGTTCCGCGCGGTGTGGCGCGTGCTGCGCGACGGGACGCTGTGGTTGAACATCGGCGATTCGTACAACGCCAACCAAGGTAGTGGGTTTGATACGAATCAAGATGGGGACGTAAACGGTAGAAAGAAGGCATCCGCGTCGCCGCGAATCAAGTGGGGCAAGCCCAAAGACCTCTGCATGATCCCCGAGCGTGTGGTGCTAGCGCTTCAGACGGACGGGTGGTACGTGCGTTCCAAGATCGTGTGGGCGAAGAAGTCGCCGATGCCCGAGTCGTGCCGCGACCGGCCCACGTCGAGCTGGGAGCCGATCTATCTGCTGGCGAAGCAAGAGCGGTACTTCTACGACGCGGAGGCGGTGAAGGAGGCGCTCGCTTGGCCGAACGATCAGCGTCCCCCCGTTGGCACGCTCGACGGTGTTGAACGCCCCGCCGCTGGCGGTCGAATGCCACCCATCGGTGGTGTGAAGCACGCGGGGAATAACGGGAACCCGACGTATTCAGGCGACCGTCCCGAATGGCCGAGTGGCCGGAATCAACGCAACGTCTGGAACCTCGGCCCCGAGCCCTACGCCGAGGCACACTTCGCCACCTTCCCCACCGAGATTCCCCGCCGAGCGATCAAGGCCGGCACCAGCGAGAAGGGGTGCTGCCCATCGTGCGGAGCGCCGTGGACGCGGGTGGTTGAGCGAACGAAGTTGACGCGCGAGCGCCCAAACGACTTCACCAAACGCGATGGCGAGGAAGGCACGGGCAATTCATGCGCAAATACCGTCGCGGGGGTGTCTTCGAAGACCATCGCATGGGAGCCGTCATGCCAATGCCCGCCGCACCATCCTGTACCGTGCGTTGTGCTGGACCCGTTCCTTGGATCTGGCACCACGGTTGCCGTCGCCCGCGAGTTGGGACGGCACGGCGTTGGTTGCGAGTTGAACCCGAAGTACGCCGAACTGGCCCGCATCCGAATCGGCAAGGCTGAGCGACCGCAGACGTTCGCGGACCCGCGCGTGATCGGTGATGCGTCGCTTTTCACCGGAGCGACACCATGACCACCGCCCTGGTGCTGCTGGTCGTCGTCGGGACTCTGGAGGCCGTGGCCTACCAGAACCGCTACCGCGCGACGCACGGCACGCCGTGGGCCGCTGGGGCGTGGACTTTCGCCGTGTGCGTGCTGCGGGTGGTCTTTGTCGGGTCGCTGTCGATGGCGTTCAAAGAGACAGGGCCGCTTGTGGCCTGTGTGGCGTATGGCGTGCCGGCGGCGGTCGTGACCGGCGCGGTGCGGGGGCGAGAGAAGAAGAAGGAGCAAGGGCGATGATGGGTGTGCACGTTGCGGGGAGTGGCGAGGTGGTGATGAACGAGGCCCGGCTGGGGAGTGTGGTGGCTCGCGGGCGGGCGGTGCTTGCGGCGCGCGTGGCCTTTGAGCTTTTGGGCATGACGCCGAAGGATGTTCTGCCGCCGGTGGGGCGGAGGCCCAACGACCATGCGCGGCGGGCCGAGGTGGTCCTTCGCACGCGGCGCGGGTACTCGGTGATGCACTGGCTTTTGCGCGTGCGCGGGTTCGCCGCCCCGCACGTGGCGGCCGCGTGCGAGCTTGCTTGCGCGGACTCGGTCTACAGCGGGGCGCGGCGGTACGACGTGGCCCTGCGCGACGACCACGCCGAGGCCCGGCGCTACCGCGAACTGGTCCAGCGGCTCGACGCGGCGATGGAGGAAGCACTCCACGGCGGCGCCGGTGCCGCTGAGATGGTCTGCCGACTCGGCCGCGAGAGCTACGCCGCCGAGCAGGGCCAAAACGCCCAACCACGCACCGGACGGCGTGGACCGCAGCAAACAAAGAACCGCGCCGATGTGACGGGCGCTGGTGGTGGAAAGGGGGGTGGGGATCGTGGCCGGATCTCCGCCGAAGAGGCGGCGGCGATGGACGCGAGCGTGGGCGGTGATGAGTACGACGACGACGACGGCGTGCTTGTTGGGCACGGAGAGCGGGATGAGCACGGGGTTGGCGAAGGCCGCGGCGAGGGCGTGCGTGCGTCGGGGGGGCGGGGTGGTGGTGGTGGTGGTGGTGTGGCGCTGACTGACGGCGTGGTTGACAAGGAAGCACCCCGCGCCAGTGAGGGGGGTGGCGGGCGGCAGCGTGAGGAGGACGAGTTTTACGACCTGCTTCCCTCTGAGTATCGCGGGCCGCGCAGCCGACCCGGCAGCGACGGGACGCCGATCGTGCGGCGGTACACGGACCGCGAAACCGGGCGGACGCGGTGGGAGATTGACGGCGTCGAGCACCAGCCCCACGTGGCCCTGTGCGCCATGGTCGGGCACGCGTACCTCACGCTCATGCGGCAGGTGCGGCAGGGCTCGCTCATCGGCGGCGGGGCGATCGAGAACGTGCTCTTCGAGAGCGCCCCGGCGACGGGGAAGATCGGCGAGATCAGGAACGTGCAGGTCTCCGCGGACCTGGCGGTGCCGCACCACGCACGCCCGCGCGGGGCCCGCGCCGACGACCCGCGGTACGCGGTGCACACCGCCGGCGTCACCACCGCCGAAGTGTCGGTGGCGATGGCGGAACTGCTGAAGAAGATCGAAGAGGAGCGGGCGGGATGGGCGGCGGAGCGGGCGGGGAGGGGAGGGGGAGTCCAAATGGCAAATAGGAAGGGCCGAGGGGATAGGGCCGAGGGCCGAGGGTGAGGGATCGAGGGATCGAGGGTGGCTGAGTGGCGAGACGGAGACTTGAAATGGACTTTGCGCTTGTGGTTGCGATCGTGGTTGGATTCATCGCGGGCTATGCGACCTGCGGGGTGCTGACGGCGATGAATTATTGGGTTGACAGCTACGCGAAACCCCCTGTGGCTCGCGGCATGCGGCCCACGGAGCCGTCTCCTCGCATCGATGGCCCGATTGCGAACCCGGCGAAGCAGAGCCGGGGTGCTGTATACCAACCCGCACCTGTGCCTCGCATCCTCTACGCGAATGACAACCCGAACCCAGCGCCAGCGGGACCGCCGCCAGTTTCACAAATCAAACCCGAGCGATGTCACGTGACCGTGCTGAAGCCTGATGCGAGCGAGCCACCAAAGCAGAGAACCGAGGTGCGATTGAAGCCCGGTGAGTCTGCCGATCTGGGTGCTTGCATCGTCATCTCAGGGGATTGCGATTTGATTGTGACTGCACAACCGATTGATCCGGGCGAGATTCCCGGGCCGCCCGCGCCGCCGCCCGCGCCGCCGAACCAGACGATCACCAAGGGCGGGTGATTCAAGAGAGAAAGACGCACGGCTCTGGAGAGCCGTGCCACCAAAGGCCAAGGCGGCTGAAAAAGGCACCCGCGACTGAAGTCGGGGGCTCTGAAAAGCACTTGATCCCTTGCTCCCTTGATCCCTTGTCCCCCAGCACTTGCGACTCTGACCACCGGTCACGGAAGGACCACACGATGAACCTCAGCACGAAGACGAAGACGAAGAAGAAGGCGGGGGCGGTGAAGAAGAAGGGGGAGGGTGCGGTCGGAGTGGGAGGGTTGGGTGGTGCGAACGCGGCGGTGGTGCTCGTGTGCATCCCTGACGACGTGGAGCGGCTGCCGTATCCGCCCGCCGATCGGCCGATCCGGGTGGGGGTTGGGTGCTGGCAGCAGCGCCTCAAGGCTCGCGAGGCGGAGAAGCGGCGGCTGGGGCTCATCCCCACCGCCGATCGGGCGGACCGGGCCCACAAGGTCTTCGGGACCATCACCAACGGCCAGGGGCAGTTGACCACGGGGCTTTTGCCGGCGGAGCAGCTTGGCAACGACCAGGCGAAGCCGCGGCGGTACCCACTCTCGCAGATGGCGAATGTGGGCGGAGCGGGTGGGCGGGGAGCTCGGGCTGGTGAGGGTTTGGGGGGAGGGGGTGGGGGTGGGTGTGGGGGGGTGGCGATTGATTCGGTTTTTGATGAGACGCATCGGCGGGCGGTGGCGCTGGCGGGGATTCCGGGTGTGGGGGTGAGGGAGAACCACTACCGCCACGGCGGGAGCGTGGTGGAGAGCCGATCGGCGGCGCTGGTGCAGCGCGAGGAGCTCGTGCGGCGGGCGGAATCGAACGGCGACGGCAAGGGCAAGCGGGCGGTGTTTGAGAAAGTGCTGCGGAGGTGAGGGGGGGGAGGGAGCGAGGGATCGAGGGACTGAGGGACAGAGGGACTGAGGGACTGAGGGACTGGGGGAGCAAGGGATCGAGTGCTGAGTGCTGAGCTTTTTTCTTATTTGCCATTTGCCATTTGCCATTTGCCATTTTCACACCCTCGGTCCCTTGGTCCCTTGATCCCTCGGCCCTCTCGTGTCACACACCCCCTGTGACAAAGTGGGGAAGGAACGGATGAGCCAATCGGTGGTGGCGATCATGGTGCAGCTCTGGGCCGGGAAGCGGAAGAACGCCGCCCGGGCGGTGCTGCCCGTGCTTGCCGGTGAGAAGACCCGGGCCGAGGTGGCCCGGGAACTGGGCCTCTCGCGCAACACCGTGGGCTACTACGTCAAGCAGTTTCAGGAGTCCGCCCGCAGGGCCGCGGAGATCAGCGGCGCCAGTGATGAGACCCTCCGCGGGCTGTGCGGGCTGCCATGCAGCAGCGGCCCCAGCAGCAGGAAGAACCGGACAGCGGCGGCGTAGTGCCGCCTTTGAACGCGTCCGAACAGCCCCTCTCGGCCCGCAAGGCCGCGGCGGTTATTCGCGCGGATCACGGGGTCATCGTCAGTGATCAGTCGCTTTTGAACTGGGCCGCCAGCGGGGAGATGGGCCCCGGGGCTGCACACGAAAACGACCCGCCGCGGTGGGTGATGGTCGGTCAGGACCGGATGTATTACCCCGCGGCGTGCGCCGCGTGGATCGCCCGCAACAAGCCCCGCTACGGACGCCACGGCGGGGCACGCCCGGGCGTTGGACGCAAGAAGAAGGCCCCCACCCCCCACATGAGCACGGAGAAGGGCCCGGATGAACCCGCCGTGATCGAGCGGCTCACCGCCGACGCGGAGGAACGCAAGCGGGCCGAGGAAAAACGACGCGAAGAGGAAGAGCGGCGGAATCGTCTGCACAGGCTCACGGACCCGAACCTGCTCGCCGAGGCGATGCGGAAGGAAGACGACGGGGGGATCACGCTCGCCGAGGCCCAGCGGCTGAAAGTCATCGCCGAGGGGCGGATTCGGACCATCGAGGCCCAGCAGCTTGAGCGGTCGGTGCTGCCGAAGGCGGAGGTTGAACGCGGGGTCAGCGAGCTGTGCCAGGTCCTCCGCGACGGGCTGGAGGCGGCACCCGAGGAGGTCGGGGCGGAGGTGGCGGCGGAGTTGTCTCTGGACGCCGCGCAGACGCAGGTGGTGGTCGACGTGGTTCGCTCCGCCGTGGAGCGGGCGCTGCAGGCGATGCACGCCGCGGCGGCGGCCAAGGCCGAGGAATACACCGCGGCGATCTCGGAGGCGGCATGAGCCGGGCCCAGAGCGTGATCTTTGCCCGGGCGGCGGCGAGCCTCGTCGTTGAGCAGCGGCTGGCGGTGGACGAATGGGCGGATAAGTACCGCCGGCTCGCGGTTGGGACGGGCGAACATCAGGGGCGGTGGATCACCGATCGCGCCCCGTATCAGCGGGAGATCATGCGGGCGTGGAGCGACCCGGCGGTGCGGCAGGTGACCTTTATGAAGGGGTCGCAGGTCGGCGGGACCGAGGTGCTTATCAACGTCCTGCAGTGGATCGTCGATCAGGAGCCGGGGCCGACGCTCCTGATCTACCCGTCGCTGGATTTGGCCAAGGACGTCAACGAAGAACGCATCCGCCCGGCGATGCTCAGCACCGACCGGATCTTGAAGAGGCTGCGGAGCGGGGCGAAGGAGCCCGGGCAACGCAGCAGCGACCTGAAGGCTTTAAAACTCCAGTTTGACCGCATGACGGTCTGGGGGGTGGGGAGCAACTCGCAGACGAACCTTGAATCACGCCCGGTAAAGAACCTGCTGGTGGACGAACTGGACGCCGGCGAGTTCCATGAGAGCGCCATGAGCTGGGCGAGGCAGCGGCAGAAGAGTTTTCGCCGCCGCAAGACGCTTGTGAACAGCAAGCCGAGCCTGGAGGGGCACGGCGTTCACCGCGAGTATCTCGACGGATCACGCGAGCAGTACCACGTGCCGTGCCCGCACTGCGGGGAGTATCAGGTGCTGCGGTTCGGGCAGCTGAAGTGGGAGAACGGGCTGCGGGCGGACCCGGACGAGGTGGCCCGGACGGCGAAGTACCACTGCCAGCGGTGCGAGAAGGTCATCGGCGATTCGGCGAAGCCGGCGATGCTGCTGCGGGGTGTTTGGGCCCGGGCCGGGACGAGCGTGAATCGCGACGGAACGATCGTCGGCACGCCGGAGAACCCAACCACGGAGCACCGCTCGTTCCAGCTCTCCAGCCTCTACGCCCCCAAGCTGAGCTTTGCGTACGTGGCGGCGGAGTTTGTGCGTGGCGGCGGGGCGACGCGGCAGTGGGTCAACGGCGAGCTCGGCGAGCCGTACGTGCAGGCGGGCGAGCACGTCAAGGAGGACCGGGCCCTGTCGGTCTGTGTGCCGGCGAGCATGGGTGGGTACCGGCTGTGTCTGCCAAACGGGGCGGGGATCGCCGAGAGCGTGCCGCGGCTGGTGCCCAAGGACGTGCTGGTGCTGGTGGCGGCGGTGGACGTGCAGCGGGACCGCGTCTATGCGGAGGTGCGCGGCTTCACCGAGGGGATGCGCGAGAGCTACCTGATCTGGCGGGCGGAGCGGAACAAGGCCGTGGGGCTGGCGGGATTGCGGGCGGCGGTGAAGGACATCGCGGCGATGCGATTCATTCATGCGTACGACCGGCAGCCGGTGAAGGTCGTGGCGGGGTGCATCGACTCGGGGGACCCGGAATCGACGCTGGAGGTCTATCAGCTTGTCACCGAGCTTCGTGAGGAGGGATTTGCCAAGTGGTTCGCCAGCAAGGGCTCGGGGCAGATGAACGGCAGCGAGCCGCACAAGCTCGAACAGCACGACCCGCGGGAGACCTTCAAGAACAAGTCGCGGGCGGGGGTGGCGGTGCCGGAGAGGGTTCCCTTCATCGTCATCAACACGAACCTGTGGAAAGCGCGGGTGCTCAGCGATCTGCGGGCGGCCGTTCGTGAGGTCTGCGGGGAGAGCGACGGGGTTGAACTCGTCGAGCCGGGGCGGATGTACCTGCCGGAGATCGAGAGCGGGGTGGGGGGTGGGGGTGGGGAGGGGGGTGGGGACACCCTCGGCGTCGGCGAGTACGTGCGGCAGCTCACGGCGGAGGAGCTGGTCACCGAGACAATCCGCGCCGGGAACCGGGCCGGGTTCACCAAACGCGTCTGGAAGCTGCGGCCCGGAAGACAGGACAACCACCACTTCGACACCGCCGTGGCGTGCTACGCCCTCTGCGACGCACTCAACGGACGGTCGATCACCAGGGCCCGATTCGAGCAAACCCGCGCGGCGATCAAGCCCGCACCGTCCCCGCCATTACCCCCCGCATTCCCAACACCCGCGACGCCGCCGAGGGCGGCAACGCCCTTTGCACCAGGAACCGGAGCGCACCATGAGCAAGAAGACCACGTCCGAGGCAACCACCAAGACCGAGACCACCAAGGACGCGGCCCAGCGCGGCCCCGCCTCATCTTCGGCCCCCTCGGACGGCTTGCGGGGGGGGGAGGGGGGGCAGGCAACCACGCCTCCGACGACGCCGCCGACGACGCCGCCGACGAGTGAGCCCGGGGACGATCTGCTCAGCGAGCCCACCCCCCCCCAGACCCCCCCGACCCCCCCGACCCCCCCGCAAACCCCCCCGCAGACGAAGGCCGAGGAGTCCAAGGCGCCGCCGCAGACGAAGACCAAGGAGGACACGAAGCGGGCCGACGAGGCCTTTGTCGCCGAGGTGGCGGCGGTGCTTCAGCTCACCGCGCCGATGGCGGAGTTGGTGAAGGACGAGATCGCCGCGCCGCGTTTGAAGGTGCTGCCGGAGGCGGAGCAGAGCCTGGCCCTGACGCTCATCGGTGAGCTGGCCCATCTGCGGCAGCTGAGCGCCGATGCCCGCCGGCGGCTGGAAGGAGCCAAGGCCGCCACGGCGGATCTGGGCACGCTGCGCGAAGAGGCTGACGCGGCCGCGACGGTTTACCTGCGCACCGCCGAGGAGGGGCGTGCGGCGATTGCCCTCATCGAGAAGAGCATCGCCGATGCGATGGAGAAGAAGGCGCAGGCCGAGCGCCGCCGCGTGAACGCCGAGGTGGACCTTGAGCGGCGCGGGCACCTGGTCCTGGCCATCGACGGCGAGATCGCCAAGTTCTCCGCGGCGGAGCGTGAGCGGGCCGCGCGGCTGACCGGGCTGCTGGCCGAACCCGCGGCGAAGGCGAAGTAAGGAGGCGGATATGGCCTGGCTCTATTCCAACTGGCGGTCGGAGACGACGCCGGCGGCGCAGCTGGCGAAGCTGAACCTGCACCTGCAGGAACTCAGCGACGCCGTGACGGCGGAGATCAGCGGCGACGGCAAGAGCCGCTCGTCGAACGCCATCGCGCAGATGGTGCAACGGCTTGAGGAGCAGCGTGAGAAGCTGCAGCGTCGTGTGGGGTTGATCGGCGGCGGGGTGAGCATCACCAGCCACCGCGGCGGGAGTTTTTCTTCGCCGACGCATGCGGACCGGGAGGATTGATGGCCGTTGATATCGAGAACATCAGTACCGCCAAGAAGGCACGGTCGGCGCCGATCGTGCCCGTGCTGCCCGTTGGGCCCGTCTCGACCATCGAGGGGGGCATCGGTGATTACGACGGCGTGAAGAACTCGCTGAAGCGAACCGGGGGAGGACGTCGCGGGATCGAGGGGGACCGCTCGGCGGACGCGGAGCTGACCGAGCGGACGCTGAAGATCCTGCGTGCCGACGCCAAGCGGCTGGCCCGCAACAACGTCATTCTGCGCGGGATCATCGAGCGCGCGGCGGATCTGGGCGTGGGCTCGGGGCTGATCCCGCAGGCCCGCACCGAGGACGAGGCGTGGAACACCGCCGCCGAGGAAGCCTTCGCCGCGTGGGCGGCAAACTCGGCGGACCACGCGGGGATCTTTGCCTTTGACGAGATCCAGCGGCTGACCTGGCGGGACGCACTCAGCGACGGGGACAAGCTGGTCATCCGCGTGCTGGACGGGGCGGGGCTCTTCACGCTGCAGATCATCGACGCGGCCCAGATCGTGACACCCTTCGCCCTTTCGGAGATACCCGCCGGGAGCACGGTGGTGGCGGGGGTCCGCCGCAGCATCGCCGGGCGGGTGGAAGGGTTTTATGTCGCGCCGTACGCCCACGGTCTGCCGGACCCGAGCCGGTGCACCTTTGTCCCCGCGGAGCACGCCATGCACGTGGCCTTCCGCCGCACGTCGGGGCAGAGCCGCGGGGAGCCCGCCGCCAGCGCCCTCTCCGGGCTGGTGGAGATCGTCAGCCGGTACCTGGTGGCCACGGCGGTGGCCAGCGAGGTGGCGGCGTGCCAGACGCTCATCTTCAAGACGGAAAACCCCGCCGATAAGCAGGCGACTTTGCTCGGTGAGACCATCACCCGCGAGGACGGCAGCTCACAGCGGACGATGGAGTTGACCCCGGGGATGGTCCACTTCACCGAGCAGAACGGGGATGTGACGAGCTTCAACCCCAACCAGCCCAACGAGCAGGCCGAGCCCTTCATCCGCACGGTGATGCGGCTGATCTCTTCGGACCAGGGGATGCCGCTGGAACTCGGGGCCCTGGACTTCTCGGCAAGCTCCGCGTACGCCGGGCGCACGGGGGTGCAGGTCTATCTGCGCGGGCTGGAGCCGCGGCGGAAGGTCTTCATCAGCCAGTTTCTTGCGCCCACGTGGCGGTTCTTCATCGACTGCGCGGTGGAGGCGGGGATTTTGCCCGATCGCCCCGACCGCCACGCGCACACGTGGATCGCCCCGCCGCCGCTGGTCTTCGAGCCGGACAAGGAAATCAAGGCGACGCTGGACGCGCTGAACGGCAACCTCACCACGCAGAAGACCGAGCTGGAGCGGCGCGGGCTGGACTATCGCGCCACTATGCGGCAGCGACGAGCCGAGCGGAAGCTCGAACGCGAGTACGGCATCGAGCCGGTCAACGCGCCGGGGGCGAAGACGGCCAGCCAGGGAAGCGGCGAGAACCCAAGCACGAACGGAGCCGACGATGTCACGACGTGACCGACTGATCCAAATTGCCAGCGGCGAGCCGCTGATGATGCGACCCGAGGCCGTGGGGACGCTTTCGCCCCTGCTGCGGCGGGCCCTGACCACGCCCGGCGCCGATGACAACGGCTCGCCGACGCGCAAGGCGCTGCGTCGCTGGTCGCTCTCGCAGCGTGCCGGTGGGCGTGGCATCCCGCGTGGTCCGTCGGCGATGGAGGACGACGACGTCGTCGTCGACACGCCGCCGAAGGATCCCAACGCCTACGGCGTGATGCCGAGAATCGCGGTCTTTGCCACGGCGGAGGGGCCGAAGCGGATGCTCATGCTGCCGGTGGTCGGCCCGCTGGACCGCTGCGCCCGCGACGTGCAGGACAGCCACGGCGTGGAGATGAGCACCAGCTACGAACGCGTGATGGAGTACTGCGACGTCGTGGAGAAGGAACTCGACGGGCTGGTGATGATCTTCGACACGCCGGGGGGGTCGTGCGCCGGGCTCTTCGAGGCCCGGGCCCGCATCGCCGAGCTCGCCGAGGTCAAGCCGGTGCTGGCCTTCGTGCCGGCGGCGGCATTTTCCGCCGGGCTGGTGTTGGCCACGGCGGCGAACCGGCGCTGCATCACCCCGGGGGCCTTCATCGGCTCGGTGGGGGCGATGCAGGTGCACATGGAGATCTCGCGGATGCTCGCCGAGGAGGGCGTCGGCGTCAGCGTGCTGGCCAGCAACGAGAACAAGGCCGCCGTCAACCCCTACCAGCCGCTGAGCGAGAACGGGCGGCGGATTCTGCAGAGCGAAATCGACGAACTCGGCAAGATGTTCGACAACGTGCTGCTGGCCCTGCCGGGGATGAACGCGCAGCGGCTGGAGCAAATCAAGAAAGACCAGTTTTACTGCGGGGAAAAGGGCGTTCTTGCCGGATTGGCCGACGCGGTGTGCGCCACCGAGGAGGAGGCGGTGGCGGACTTCTTTTCTTCGCCCGTGCGCGAGGTTGTCACAGAAAACCGTGTGCAAAGTGGGGAAGAGGTGAGCGAAGAAGAGGACAACCCCGACCGGGCGGATTCGCCCGGTGTGGACCTGGAGCCAACGACCATGAGCACCGCGAACACCAACGCCGCCGCCAGCACTTCCGCCGCATCCGCCAAGCTCACCGCGCAGCAGATCGCGCAGATGGCCGGCGGGGCGGATGTCATCGCCGAGATCGAGCGTCAGGCCGAGGCGAAGGCCCTGGCCAAGCTGCAGGCACAGAACAACCAGCCCGCGAGCATCGAGCAGCTCGAAGCGATCTTCGGCGAGAACAACCCGCAGGTGCTGGCGTGCTTCAAGGCCAAGACCACCGAGGCCCAGGCCCGGCAGCAGAAGGCCGACGCCGACGCCGCCCGTTTGGCGGAGCTTGAGCGCAGCGCTCAGGCGAACCAGGCGGCCGCCGCCGCGCGGGCAAAGCTCGCTCAGCACGCCGCGACGCAGCCGGTGAACGTTGGTGCGGCCGGTTTGGCCACCGGCGGCACGGGCGAGCACCCGTACCTGGCGGCGATCAAGGCCCACCCGCTCTACAAGAACGACCGCATCGCCGCGACGCGTGCGGTCTACTGCGAGCGTCAGGACCTGTACAAGGACTACGCCAAGAAGAACAGCGCGGCCGTGGACGCCGACGCTGAGAAGGCCGCCGAGTAAGCCCCGGCGAACGTATCGCCGCCAAGAGCTCCCCCTTTTTCCCCGCACACACAACCACCGGCCACACCCGCCAAACGCGACGGTGCGCGGTGGGCTTTGACCGCTGAAAGACAAGGACCAACGCCATGAGCCAGTACCGCCCGCTCGGAACGATGGAGATTCTCGCCGGTTCCACCGACCTGCCGGTCGGGTGCGCCGTGCGGTTCGACGGCACCGATTGGGAGCTGTGCGCCGCCGGGGTTGCCCCCGACGCGATTGTCGTCTCCGGCCCCGGGGCCAACGGGGTGATCCCCGCCGGGCAGCGCGGCACGGTGATGCCGATCAAGGCCGCCACCACCCACATCATCCGCCTCAGCGGCACCCCCGCGGCGGGGGCGAACCTCTACGTCACCACGGGCGGCGTCTATACGTCGACCTCCTCGGGCAACGGCAGCATCCGCGGCAAGCTCTACAAGACCTCCGCCGGCGCTGACACCGAGTTGGCCGAGGCCTTCCTGTTCCACGCCTCGTAACCCCGGGCGGCGACACGGGCACACGCGCAGAAGCACCAGCAGCACCAGCGGCAACAGACGCACGCACACACACGGCGGAGCGCGGTCGCATTGACCGGCGCACGGCCGACTTGAGCAAGGACCAGAACCATGGCAGCGATTCCCAGCGGCGCAACCGCCACCGTCCGTCACGACATCGGCGGTCTTCTGACCGCCGCCGAGCCCACGCTTGTCTCCGGCGCGGGGCTGGCGATCTTCGTTCCCTACGGCGTGCCCAAGCGCCGCGGCATCGGCGACCGCCTGGGCGCGAAGGAGGCCCTGCGCCCGGCACGCGGCGACAACGTCAGCGGACCCGGCTCGCCCGCGGCCCGCACGCAGACGCGGTTTGAGACGTACACCTTCGGGTGCACCACGCGGAAGTACGGCGAGGAGATCCCCGCCGAAACCCGCGAGGACTACAACGAGAACTTCGACATCACCCTGTCCATCAGCACCCTGAAGAGCACCGAGCTCTTCCGTGATCACAACGCCCGGTGCATCGCGCTGGCTTTGGACCCGACGAACCTGCCCAACAGCGGCACGACGGGTCTGAACGTCTCCACCCCGTGGAGCAACCAGGCCAGCAGCACGCCGGTGAGCGACATCGGCGTCGGCATGAACGCCATCCGCCTGAAGTCCGGGCGGCTGCCGAACCTGCTGGTGATCAACTGGGAGCAGTGGCGGGCCCTCTCGGGCAACCAGCAGATCATGGAGAGCTACGGCGGCAAGTACGGCGGGCGGCTGGCCCCGGTGAACCCGCAGGGGCTCATGGAACTGCCCGCCCTGGCGGCGGCGCTGGGGATCCAGCGTGTGGTCTGCGATATGGCCGTGGTCGACGGGGCGGCGGTGAACCTGCCGGTGGCCGGTCAGGACCAGTGGCCGCGCACGCAGGCGGGGCTCTACCTGGTGGCCGACAGCGAGGGGGAGCACCCCACGATGAAGCCGACCTTCGGCCGCACCTTCTACTGGACCAAGTGGAAGGGCCTGTACACCCCGCGGTACTGGAACGACCCCAACGGCGAGAACGACATCGTCGAGGTTGCCCAGTGCACCGACGAGCGGGTCTTCGACTGGAACTGCGCCTTCCGCTTCACGAACGTCCTGGCGTAAGCCGGAAACATCCGATCACCGCCCGCGCGACTCGGCCCGCTCGCCCACTCACCGCGGGCGGCGGGCCGGTTGTCTTCGCGGGGCATCGCCCCGCGAAGACAAATGGCAAATGGCAAATTTGCAAAGAGCAAATAAGAAAAAGCACTCGGCACTGACCACTCGCGACTTTCGACTTGAAAGGTTCTCACTATGGCTCGTGTTTCGGTCAATGTTCCGGTGACGGATGTGGAAGCCCGGGTCTTTGCCTCCAACGCGGTTGGCGGCGCGGATGGTCCTGCGGTTTCGGAGGTCAACGTCACCAACACCGGGGCCGAGGACCTGTATGTCCGCATCCCCACCCTGCACGGCGCCACCGACTTCGGATGGGTGGGCCCGGGGATGAACGTCTCGTTCCGCTGCGTCGTCGGCTCAATGCCGACCGTGCGGGAGGTCTACCTCAAGACCGCCTCCAGCAAGACCACCACCGCCGTGGTGCAGCCGACGTTTGCCGTAGCGGGGTGAGACCAAATGGCAAATAGCAAATGGCAAATGGCAAATAAAAAGAAGACTCAGCACTCAGCACTCAGCACTGACCACTCGCGACTCGCGACTTACCTGAAAGGATGGGCATCGTGGTTGACAAGATCATCGGTTTGATCCCGGCTTCGTGGCGGACGACGGTCATCGGCGTTGTCGCCGGGCTGGCCATCATCTTCGGCGAGCTGAACAACCTCCTCGACAACTCGCCCGAGACCGTCTTCAACTGGCAGAACCTCGTCGCCGGTCTGGCGGCGCTGGGCATCGGCTGGTTCGCCCGCGACAAGGGCGTCAGCAGCGAGCAAGAGAAGGGCGGCAAGTAACCGTGTGGTGGGGCTGGGTCGAAGGGCTCATCAAGGGGCTCGCCTCGGCGCTGAAGATCATCTTCGGCACCGACAAGCCGCGCGAAATCGAGGTGAAACGTGGTCCGAACGCTGTGCCTGCTCTGCCTGATGATGATCTGCTGCGTCAGCTCGGGGTGCGGACTCACGCTCGGGCCGACGGTCAAGACGGAGTACGTCCTGGTCACGCCGGGGAACCCGATCCTGATCCTCGAAAACCGCACGCTTGAAGGGCGAAGGCTCGACGGCGGCGGCGTGGCGAGCTTCGACGTCGGCGGGTGGGTGGCGATGCCCGAAGAGCATTTCAATGCATTGAAGCGTGCGGCTGAACGGTAATCACGGGCGATATGACACACCGCCGCCGGAGAAGGACAAGCCATGACGATCAGAGAGAACGACGGGACCGAGCGGCAGGCGATGGTCATCCCGCTGTCCTGGGCGGCGGTGACGGCTGTGCTGGCCATCGGTAGCGTGATCGCCACCGTGCTCATCGCGTGGGGAAACACGCAGGCGTCGATCGCCGCCATCAGAGAGCAACTCTCCGAGTTCAAGAACGACACGAAGCCCACGCTGAACAACATCGTCAACCGGGTTTCGACGATCGAAGGGCAGCTCAAGAAGTAACGCGGTGAGGCCACTGAAAGCCAGTCGTGAGTCGCGAGAGGCGAGAGAAAGAGGCGCACGGCTCTGAGGCCTCGGCCCTCATCCCTATTCCCTGATCCCTTTTCCCTATCCCACCATGAAGACCAACGCCTTTTCACGTCTGCGGTCCATCGTTCTCGCCGCGGCGATCGCCTTTGCCGTGCTTGGCCACTCCGCGGCGGTGCTTGCCGCCACGTACTACTTCAACGGCCTGACCGACACGTGGACCGGCAACAACACCTTCACCAGCGTGGAGAGCGGGAGCGTGACGCTCCAGGCCGGGGACCGCGTGGAGACGTACAACCTGTACGGCAACGCCAGCGGGCCGCGGCGGATTCGCTGGTCCGTCAGCGACATCACCATCGCGCCGCGGGTTGGGTTCCCGCAGTTCATCGCCGACGGCGGGATCAACGCCGTGGCCCTGACCGGGGCCTCGTGGACCAGCCGCGGCGGGGGCAAGTGGTCGATCCCCG